TCGCCCCCCTTTTTTTATGGCACAAATATCTTACGGAGTGTCTACCGAACTAGATGCTGTCAACTCAATCCTGATGAGCGTTGGAGAAACCCCAGTTAATACATTAACAGTGCAGAGCCCCGAAGTGGCTATAGCACAAAAGACTCTAAGGCAAGTCTGCCGTGAGATACAAGCTGAAGGGTGGTCATACAACACAGAGAATGAGTACCCTATACAACTTGATACAAACAACCAATGTATCATACCAAACAATGTACTACAACTAGACCTCAACATCTTTCAACATGGTAAAGATTATGATGTAGTTAGACGTAGTGACAATGGAGTGATGAAAGTATACGACAAAAAAGGTCATACTTTTACTTTTGAAAATTGCAGTAAATTATATTTTGACATTGTGTGGATGCTAGACTTTGAAGATCTACCACAAGCATTTAAAGACTATGTTACCATCAGAGCCTCCAGAGTGGCCTCTAACCGTATGGTAAACAGTCAACCATCTGCTAAGTTACTTGAGTCAGATGAGGCTCTTGCAAGGGCTTCTGCTATCGAGTATGAAAACAGACAAGCAGACCACAATATATTTAACGACTATCAGTATCAGCAAGATGCTAATACCGTATACAGACCATTTAAAGTATTAAGAAGAATGTAATGGCATCAATTAATCAACGTATCCCAAACTTTCTAGGGGGTGTATCACAACAGCCAGATAAAATAAAATTTCCAGGACAGTTAAGGGTATGTGATAATGCCGTTCCAGACATCACGTTTGGTCTTAGAAAACGTCCTCCTGCAGAATTTGTAGGGACTCTAACCAATGCAAATACATCTGGCCATTGGTATGAAATACTGAGAGATGGAGATGAAAAATATATAGTACAAATAACACCAAGTAATTCTGGTAGTATGCCTATTAGAGTATGGGATCTAGCAGATGGTACTGAAAAATCTTTGACAAATTCTAGTGGAGATTCTATATTTAGCTACCTTGCTGGGGCTACATCACCCTATGCAGTTACTACAATTCAAGACTATACTCTAATTGCAAACCCAAACAAAGTTGTTGGTACTACTGGTACTACAGCTGCACCTATTGATAATGGAAACTACTCATATGCTAGGTTGGATACTGTTGCTTACAATACTGAATATATTTTATATAGTGGTACAGCTCCCACACCCAATACATTTTTCAGAGTTACTTCTGTAAAAGTGGATAGGTTGTCTGGAGGTAGTGCTCAAGGGCCAACTTTTGATGACTCTAATGTAAACCAATCAAAGTCTGGTACATTAACTTGGTCATTTTCTGGAGGTAGTGCAGTAAGTACTTCTGGTGCTAGTAACTGTGAAAACATTGAAGGTAGCTTACAAGTAAATGGTAATAGTTATATAGAAAGTAACACAGCAAACTATGATGGAACTGGTACTCAGGTGTCCGATTTCTTAGGTTACACTCAAAACTATAGAGTTAGATATACTGCAACAGTTACATTATCTGACGGTGGACTTATAAAAGAAACAAACAAAACTACAGCAGAAGGTAAATTTATTGATGTAACTATGGAAGGTGAGACCTACCGTATATCAGTAGAAGCTGTAGAACCAGTCACTACATATGAAGGTGTTTCTGGTATAGCATATTTTAAAACTCCTAAAAACCCCGATAATGGTACTATCTCTATGGCTTCCATCCTTAATGGTTTAGCTACTGCTGTTAATAGTTCTTTAGCTAACGTAGATGCTGAAGTTATAGGTAGTGGTTTATACTTAGATGGTACAGCTGCAGATGGTGTAAACTTTCTTGGTGGTGCTGTAAATGAAAACATGAGTGTGATAGGTCAAAAGGCACAAGATATTACTAGACTACCAGCTATGAACAAGCATGGTTATGTAGCTCAAATATCAAACACTGCTGACTTAGATACTGATGATTACTATGTAAAGTTTGAAGCTAATAATGGTACGTCTGGAGCTGGTAGTTATGAAGAAACTGTACGACCTCATAACTTTGATGGCTCTGGTAGTGACGATATGGTGTTAGGATTAGATCCAGCAACCATGCCACATGCTTTGATAAACAACCGTAACGGTACATTTACTTTTGTAAAGTTAGATTTATCAACTGCAAATAGTCAAGGAAACGACAACTATTGGAAAAATAGAGAAGTAGGTGATAACAATTCTAATCGTTTTCCTTCTTTTCAAGGCTCTACAATACAAGAAATGTTTTTTCACAGAAACAGATTAGGTTTAATTTCTGGTGAAAACATAGTGATGAGCCAGCCAGGATCGTATTTTAATTTATTTATAGTATCAGCTATATCTGCTAGTGACGATAATCCTATAGACATAACTGTATCTGATATAAAACCTGCATTTATTAATCATGTCTTACCTATACAAAAAGGTATGATGATGTTTAGTGACAGTGGCCAGTTTTTGTTATTTACAGAATCTGATATATTTAGTCCTAAAACTGTAAGATTAAAAAAAGTTTCTAGTTATGAGTGCGATCAGACTATACAACCTGTAGATTTAGGAACGTCAGTATTGTTTACATCTAACGTATCTGCATATGCAAGAGCATTTGAAGCTACTGTTATAGATGATGATACACCTCCTAATATACTAGAACAAACACGAGTAGTTCCAGAATTTTTACCAAAAGATATAACTAAATCTACAAACTCTGCCTCTATAGGTATTGTAACCTATGGTAAAAAAGGTGATACTTCTGTATATCATTATAAATACTACAACGCTGGTAACAATCGTGAACAATCAGCGTGGTATAGCTGGACACTTACAGGTACTATGCAACACATGTTGTATACAGCTGGTAGTTTCTTTACTGTTACTTTACATGATGGTAGCTACAAACTATGTAGACATGAATATGTAGCAGATGCTGACAATACTAGGGCATATGTATTAGGTACAGGTACTGTTGGTTCACCACTTGAAACTTCAAGACAGTTTGAAGCACATTTAGATAATATGACTATAGCTACAAACGTAGCTGGGTCA